AGAAATCAGAAGTTATATTATTATCTTTGGTATGGCTTTTCTGATTGGAATTCTTAGTGGTTGTGGTAACACCATCACTGGTGTTGGTAAAGACATTAGTGATGTTGGTGCAAAAGTAACCGATTGGCAAAACAAAAAATCAGAGGAAAAAACTGACTAATGTTTAAATTTATTATGGGAATGGTTGTAGGTGTTCTTATTTGTGTATATTACCCAAGTGTTGTACCTATAGTCAAGTATAAGTTTCTAGAGCCAGGTGGTGCTAGAGATACAGTGGTGGAAACATTGAAGGAGATTAAATAATGAACACCAAATTGATGGCAAGTGTATCTGTACTTGCTCTGGTTCTTGCCGGTTGTGCGTCTAATGAACCAAAACCTTTTGTGGAAACACCAGAAGTAAAATATAAAACTGCAAAGGTTGCAGCTGCAACTTCTATTATTCCAGATTGGTATAAGAAAATGCCTGAGAAAAAAGGTTCAATCTTTACTGTAGGTGCAGCAGTTGCACCAGATTTACAGTTTGCAGTTGACATTGCAACCATGAACGCAAAGGTTGTTCTTGCAGACCGTATCAATGGTAAACTCAAAGCCATGACAAAATCTTGGATGGCAAAGTTGGGTCAAACTGATGTTGATGCTTCTGTAATGACAGAGATTGAGAAGGTTGCAAAGAACGTCATTGCAAATGTTGATGTTGCTGGGTACAATCCTATAGAGGTTGATGTATTTCCATCTGGTACACAGTTTCGTGCATTTGTTCTTTTGGAGTATTCCGATAAGGAAGCTGCAAAGGTTCTGTTCAATCGTATGAGAAAAGATCGTATGGTCTATTCTCGTTTACGCTCTAATGAAGCTTGGAAAGAACTTGAAAGAGAAGTTTACAAGTCTGAGAAATCAGATGAGGGAAAGTCTCTGAAAAATCTTGAAGGTGTAATCAAAAAGAGTAACGAGGAACAGACCGTTGCGAAACCTTCTGCTTAGTACAGTTTGTGTTCTCTCTCTGAGTGGGTGTTTGATGCCTTCGGGCATCAACCCCTCACTTGGTTGTAGTCCATTAACAGGGTGTAAAAGTAAAGACTATTACATTCCAGGCAAAGGAGTCTGGGCACCAAAACAATCTAGTTTTACTAAAGCAAAAGTAGGTGCAGTTGGTGGTGCAGCCGTAGGTGCTTACATGGGTAGAGGTGATCCACTAACGAGTGCAGCTGGTGCAGTTGTTGGTATGCTTATCGGTCATGAGATTGGTGCAACTTTTGATAAGGTAGATCAAATACACGCAACAATGTTATTAAAGCAAACTCTTACTAGTAATCCAAATGGTCAAATGTCTACATGGTCAAATCCAGATAAAGGATTTACTGTGACACAAGGCCCAGTTGCGACAAAAGGAAACTGTAGAGAGTTTGTATCTAAAGTTACAGTGGGTAAAGAGTTGAGAAATATTAAAGGCACAGCTTGTCTTGAAAACAATGAATGGATAATGAAGGAGATTTATCAATGATAACAGGTTTAACAATTATTGGTGGTATTGTCATTGCAAATGCAGTTATAACTTTAATGGGAACAGTGTTCTGATGAAAAAGTTTGTATATCTTGCAGGCCCAATTGAGGGTTGCAGTAATCATGAGATTAATCAGTGGAGACAGAAATGTTATACTGGTTTTAATGATTTTATTGTTGGTGTAAACCCCTATCGTGCAGAACGAGAATCTGATGATCCAGAAGCTCGTAAACGTATCGTCATGAAAAATTACATGGACACAAAAAGTTGTGACTTGGTATTTGCATATCTTCCTAAAGAAATCAATGCTCGTAGACATTCTTATGGTACGACATTTGAGATTGCTTGGGGATTTAGTATGCAGAAACCAGTGGTGATTGTATCTGATGATGTAAGAGTACATGACCATCCACTTATGGATATGTCGGGTGCTTTGTTTTGGGATTTAGAAGAAGCTATTGACTATGTTAATATTCTATTGGAACCCTATGATGCGTTAAGCACTGAGTTTGTAGTTCCAGTATTAAATTAAAAAAAACTTGACAAATCTTTTTGAGTGTGGTAGCATATAAAAATGAGTGGAATGCATTTATTACCTGTTTACTATACGACTACGAACAATCGTAGACGTAAGAAGAAAAAGAAAACCAAAGCACTTCTTGCTGCGGAGAAGGAACATGAAAAGTTTCTTCACCGAATTGGCGTACATAATTCAAAACAAAAGCCACGGAGTGTGGCGCAGTCTGGTAGCGCACCTGCTTTGGGAGCAGGGGGCCATAGGTTCAAATCCTATCACTCCGACCATTCTTTTCATCCATGCGTTAAAAAGGATGAGAGTTATAAATTAGATATATCTGGCCAATACGTTGTTGGTCAAGCATACAACAAAGGGGGATTACAAGTTCTATCTAAGAAAGAACAGAATGATCCAGCAACAGGAAAGAGAAGATAATGAAAGTAGAAGTACGCAACGGCAATGTTGATAAAGCCATTCGTGTTCTTAAAAACAAACTGCAACAAGAGGGAGTTTTTAATGAACTACGTGAACGAGAGTATTATATGACTAAAGGGGAGAAACGAAGAAAGGCAAAGGCAGCTGCTATTCGCAGGGCAAAGAAAGAAGAAGAGAAGCGATTAAGAGAGTTTGGTTTTTAACAGAAAAGGAATACCTTATGCCAAGAGGTAAAAAGATTACAGCGTCCACTGATAATAGTGGTTGGGCAGAACCTAAGAAAAAGGTTCGTAAGAAACGTAAACCCATGACAGAGGAGCAGAAACAAGCTGCTGCAGAACGTCTTGAAAAAGCAAGACAGAAACGTGCTGCAAAAAATCCTGACTATGGTATGTCTGGTATTCATGAGAGTTTACGAAATCTTCCAGAGGATCATCGTGCTCATCCTAAGAAAGTTAAACAGTGGATCAAGACACAAAAAGAACTTGCTGCTTCAGAACGTAGAGCTGTTAAACAAGGTATGAAAGGTGCATATGCGAGACAGTGTAACCATGAAGGGTATGTTCGTAATCTCGTTAAATACTTACGTGACGGTGATTACGTAGATAATTTTTATGGTGAGTATCAAGAACACAAAGTTGGTAGACGTTGTATCGCACAAGGATACTATTGGTATGGGCCTAAAAAAGGTCAACCTAAGTTTGATGTTGGTGTGTTCTATCCAATGTTAGGAACTACATATACTCAAGAAATGTATAATGAGGATAACGGTGTGGTGCGAGAACCACCAAAAAAGAAACGAAGAAAGCGTAAGAAATGACAGCAGATATCATCACTGGTCCTTGGAAAAAGAACAACCAGAGTGAAAAAGAAATGCAGAAGGCACAGATGCTTGCAGAGTGTGATGGGATTGCAAGTGACTGTATGGTTTCTGTGTTACAAATTTTAGTTGAAAATGGAATGGCACCAGAAGACCCCGATGATGATAACATTCAAAACATAATGTTTTTATCAGAGGTCTTGAAATCAATGGTTTATGAGAGTGTTGAAATAGACCACCCATTTCAAGATGTAATTGAAGCTTTAGTGAAAAAAACTGTATTACCTGACAACCAAAAACAATTCTATGTGGACTATCATATTCTACAAGAGATGGTAGATTCTGTAAAAGACAAAAAACCTGAGAAAGACCCAGCATGATTTTAGTTGATATGAGTCAGATATCATTAGCAAGTATGATGATGCATCTGAATATGAATAAGACCACCAAACCAGATGAGGCTATGGTGCGTCACATGATACTTAATTCTTTGAGAATGTATCGTAGTAAATTTAAAGAAGAATTTGGAGAACTAGTTCTCTGTTTTGATTCTCGACATTATTGGAGGCGTGACCATTTTCCAAACTACAAAGCTGGTCGTAAAAAATCCAGAGAGAGTTCTAATCTAGATTGGGATGCTATCTTTGGTTGTCTCAATGATATCAAACAAGAGCTCAAAGATTTCTTTCCATATAAACACCTTGAGGTTTATGGTGCAGAGGCAGATGATATTATCGCTGCATTGTGTCTAGAACTTGAATATGACAACGGTAAGACTTTGATTCTTTCGGGGGATAAAGATTTCATACAATTACATAGATTTAAGAATGTGTCTCAATACAGTCCTATCACTAAAAAAATGATTAACGGCCATGATCCGTATCAATATTTAGATGAACATATTCTTAAAGGGGATTCTGGTGATGGAGTGCCAAATGTATTATCACCAGACAATACTTTTGTTGATGGGTTACGACAAAAACCTTTAGGTAAAAAGAAGATTGCAGAGTGGACGGGTGAAATTTTGGTGCCTGTAGAAATGGCAATACCTGATGGTGAGGTAAAACGTAACTTTCAAAGAAATCAACAATTGATAGATTTGTCTAAAGCACCAGAGGAAATCTTTATGTCATGTTTAAGAGCATATCAAGATGCGCCAGAAGGTGATCGTAGCAAACTACTAAATTACTTTATAGACAAGAGACTAAACAATCTCACTGAATCAATAGGAGAATTTTAATATGAATTTGTTAATATGTGAAATCTTAGATAAGGTTTCAAAGTTGAAAACTAAGAAAGAAAAAGTTGCTTGGTTAAAAACACATGACTCTGATGGACTACGTATGGTAATCAAATCATCATTTGACCCAGAGTTAAAATGGCTTCTTCCAGACGGTGACGTTCCTTTCAATCGTAACGATGCACCAGAGGGAACAGAACACACAGACTTGCACATGGAGGCAAGAAAACTGTATCACTTTATCGAAGGTGGTAACTATGATATCACACAAACTAAACGTGAAACTCTATTCATTCAAATGTTAGAGGGCCTACAAGAGAACGATGCAGATGTTCTGGTTTCTGCAAAAGACAAGTCTCTACATCGTAAGTTCAAGGGTCTGTCTGATAATGTGGTCAAAGAGGCGTTTGATTGGGATGAGTCCTACATGAAAGTTGATGGATATCCTCAAAGATCGGGCCCTGCATCTGGCTAATTTTTTTCTTGACAAATCTCTCTGGTCATGTTACTATTAGACATAATCAGAGAGAAAGGATTCGTTATGATTACAGAACCACGAAAGAAAGCATTAGAAAGTTATGTTGCTGCCGCCATTGAGGGTGGTGCAGAAACCATTAATGATGTGTGGTCTTACATTGGTAAAACTCCTTATTGGGTTGAAACTGATGAGGTTGAGTTTGTCACAGAGTTATACGATGAACTTTTTGGTGAATGGTGTGAGGCTTGGATGAGTGAGGCTTACGCATGACCTTTGAGTCCATGTTGAAGGAGTTTGAAAAACTCAACTCCTCTTGGCTCACCAATCTTACCGAATCCTACAAAAAGGAACGAAGTGAGAACTTACTTCATGCAATGTGGTTTCGGTATCCAGAAGAGTGTGCGAAAAAATCTCTAAAAAGGCCAAATTAATTGTTGACAAACTCTATTGAGTGTGTTACTCTTAGATATAATCAAGAGAGAGAGAGAAAACGATGATTGACTATATTACTGCTCATAACGGTGGAATTAAGATGTTTGCTGGTGACAGCCTCAAAGGTTGGTCGAAAACCGCTGAAGGTATTGCATATACCTTGAAGACTTGTGGAATTGGAGAAACCTTGATGGGTTCTAGTTCTATGGAT